TCGCATCGTAGAACCAGTTACCCGCACCGTCTTGTTTAAGGAAACCAGATCCGTTGTTAATGTTTGCAGTGGTGTGGGCACTAAAGACTGGATCGGTTTCATTGTCTGGAACATCAGAACCTTGGATATATGTGTTTGCATCGTAGTACCAAGTGTTCGCAGAACCGCCGTTACCAAGTAGACCAGTTCCCTGAACAATATCTGATGTCGTATGTGCACTAAAGACTGGGTCAACTTCTGCTACAGTCGATGTTGTGTATACGTTGTTATCGTAGTACCACTCGCCACCATTATTTCTAAGGAAACCATTACCTGTTGCATCTGCAACAACGTTCGCAACTGCAGACGCAGAGAATACAGGATCGGTTTCTACTTCAATGTAGTTACCTAAGTCAGTGATTTGACTTTCAGTGATACGAAGATCTGCTTGGTGTTGGACCACACTCGTATTAGAAATGAATGCATCTGGTACAATCGCCCATGTCACAGTCTGAGACAAGTCGTTCGATTCCGCACCCGCAGATTGAGTGTAGAAAGTTAGACCAGTTGCACCCGAATTGACACCGATAAGTTGGTTACCTGCACCGTTATAGTTTACAGGGGTGTCTGTCAAGTCTGTGAATGCAAGAGATCCACCACCACCAGATACTGCAGCAAACGAGAAGTTACCGTTACCATCTGTAGTCAAGAAAGTACCTGCACTACCATCTACGATGTTAGTACTAGACTGGTTTGTTAAGTCTAATAGAGATACAGTGACGCCCAATCCTGATAAAGTTGTTGGTACATTTGATAGACTGTTCCAGTCACCGTCGAATGTTGAGTAGTCAGTTCCTTGAACCGCCGCAGAAATGTTACCTGCACCATCCGCTTTTACGATACCACTGATTGCGCCGACGACTGGATCTGTTTCAGATCCGCCACCACCAGATACTGATGCCCACTCGAAGTCGATACCGTTCCAACGCAGGAACTCATTTGTGTTTGCACCAGAAGTATTGAGGTGTGCACTAACATCTGTATCACCATATGAACCAGTCACCGTTAAGTCACCAGAACCCAATACGGACGCACCATTGATTGTCTTAATATTTGTACCAGAGACGAGAATATCTTGTGCATCTGTGATACCATAACCAGCGACAGTGGTTGGTGTGCCCGTCAAATTCGACCACGCACCATCGAACGCATCGATGATACCAAATCCTGAGATTGTGTTTGGTTTGTTTGTAATAGACGCCCAGTCGGCAGCTGCAGTGATTGCTAAATCCCCAGAACCGAGAATAGACTGACTGTTGATCGTCTTGATATTTGTACCAGAGACAAGAAGTGCTTGTGCATCTGTGATACCATAACCTGCAACGGTTGTAGGTTTACCTGTTAGTGAAGAGAACGCAAAGTCTTGGCTAAAGTTCGCAGCGATTGTAAGTGTATCAGTCGTCGCATTTGTTGTGAGAGTGATGTTTGCACCCGCAGCGAAGTTGATTGTGTCTGTCGTTTGATCCGCAGCAATAGTTGTCTGACCAGACACCGCAAAGTTACTAAATGCGTTTTGGTTTGGATCACCCGATCCACCACCACCGCCAAGACCACCCCAACCACCGTTGATGTAACCTTCGAACTGATTAAGTTGAGTGTTGTATCTTAGATATCCATTCGTAGGAGAACCGTCACGTTGTGCGGTTGTCCCTGCAGGAATTTGAACAGATCCAGTCGCACTTGTACGTGGTGCGATTGCATCTATGTTGTCGTCCATCTCTTGGTACGTAAGGGATGACCCTTTATCAATACGTTTAGTAATAGCCATTAAGTACTTTCCCCAGCGTTGTTGTAGTATACACCTACATATGAGCTATAAGTTGGTTCGGAAGGGATTGACCCCTCTTCGAAATATCCTGAATCTACATAATATATATCTACATACGAAGCTGTAGCACCTCGTACATAGTCAACATCGACATACCCAGGCGTGAAGTAAAATGCAGAGGTATCTGAGAAGATGCCTGGGTTTGGTTCGATATAATCATAGTCAACAAATTCAAATAATTCTATCTCGTCATCAGTAGGTGTTTCTGTGAAACGATATGCTTGATCGATTAATGCTTGTTTTAAAACAGGGTCTGTTTCTGCCGCAATTGCGGCGAGTAACGCTGCATAATCTGGGTTAGACATTTTAACTACCTACATTGACTTTTGGTGCTCCTGATTCTGCCTGATTGCCTGGCCAAGATCCGTGACCACCTGTCGAATCTCCTGCACGATGTACGAATGCACCTACTGCTTTTACCTTTCCAGAACTACCAGTCGCAGGATCTCCACATGCAGTGGAGTCACCAATGCGAATGACTGGATCACCTTGTGCCTCAACCTTGTTCTGACTCGCAGTATATGGAGTTTTATGAAAAGGGTTAGGAGTAGGACTTGCGTGTCCTACGTGGAAGTGTGCAGTTGTGACTATTCTAGGCATAATTCTACCAAGTGTTTATTTTATTGTTTATCGTTCTAGAACCCTTATGATGCGACTTCACATTCTTTAATACATCTTTAAACCCATCGTCTGGTTTTTTCAACCCCAATCTTATAGGGTCACCAATCGAAGGCGCCTTTGACAAAAATTGTTGCAACTCAGGATGTTCTTCCTTATATGCATCAAGTTCAGCAATCTTCATAGTTACTTCAGTTTCTTCACCTGTATTTAGGTTACGGAAGTTGTAAGTTGGCATATCATAGTTCCTATCAATAGTTGTTTATTCTATTTATGTTAGATAAAAAAAAGACGGTCAAGTTACCTCAACCGTCTCAGTTTCTGCGTAAGTGTGTAAGTTAAAGAAAGGAAAGGTTTACGCAGTAATCATTTCGTAGATCTGTTTCCAGTTTTGAACACGAGTCGCTTTACCAGTGTAACCTGTGTTGTGTTGGTGCGCCATCAAGATACCTTCGCATCCCACTGCAATCCCAACGTCAACATTTTCTACTTTGTCTTCGACCCAGTAACAACCAGTGTCCCGATACTCTTCCATGACTTCGTCTTTGTCTGCACCTGTGTCCAAATACACAAACCGTTCAAAGACAGTCTCACCAAACAACTCCCGAAGGTTCTTGCTCCGCAAGTGTTGTGCGTAAGTATCGTTACTCAAACTGGTAATCGCATGGAAGACATATCCGTGTTCTTCGTGAAGTTTCTTCACATATTTGACAGCGTCCCGAAGTGGTGCAAGTTTCCGCATCCACGCACTCTCATTGAACATCCGAATCAACCGTTTGGTTTCTTTCTTTTCAAGACCGTACTTGACATCCATCTCGTACACACCCTGAACTTTCACAGTGTAACCGTGCCGATGCATCCACTGACCGAAAGCATATTCCCAGTCAAGGACAACACCGTCACAGTCAGTCAATATTGTTTTTTCTTTTATCGCAATCATATTTACTCTTTCTCACTAGTACATTATTAATATAGTACATTTCGTACCATTTGTCAAGAGTTTTTTTGAAAAAAAATGATTTTTTTTCAAGTTTTTTTAACTGTCACGGAAGTCTTTAAAGTTCATATGTTTTCGATTACGACCTTCGTTGACTTTCTGCTTTCGCTTTTTACCACGTTGCTTTTCTTGGATGCGTTCTTCATTGAAGTCGCCCCATTCGTCTTCGTATTCGTATTCTTTACTTTTATTACGGAAATTTTTGAACTTCTTACTCATGTTCCTAACTCAGTTTGATTGGATCGATAAAAATACGTGGAAATGCATCTTCCACAGTTTGTTTTGTCAGACCTTTCTGTTTTTCGCCTGAAATCATCTGACAAAGCATCTCTGAATCTGGGTCACATACATCTTCGAGTAACCCAATGAATAATCCTTCACGTTTTGCTTGGTTGAGGTCATCATAACCACCACCCTTTACGTAGATACGAAGCTTACGTGTTTCGTGGTACAACATCATCCCTTCATCTGAAGTCGCATTCTTCTTGTAAGGAGGCGCCGTGTCTGGAACCAACCATTCGATATTCTCGTCATACCATAGACGAAGAATTGATCGAAGTGGTACTGAATCGTTTTGTTGCAACCATTCAATCTTTTGTTTCTTACTGCGCAGTGTACCTGCTTTACTCACTATCTCTGAAAGAGGAAGTCTTCGAGCTGCCATTTTAAAAATCCTGTATATCCGTTAACAAATGTTTTAGTTTATGTTTAATAAAGAAGTTGAACAGTCCTTCACGTCCAATCATCTTGTCTTTATTATACACTTCAAGAATCTCATCCTTATAATTCTGAGGGATCTCGTTTAAGTCGATCATCATCTTGTTACGATGATAACCAGAAAGAACTTCTTCTGTCATGTTCTTCTCGCCACCGTCTAACAATGCGTACAGTCTCTTGGATGTCATAGGACGTTGTCGTTCTCCAATTGCAAGACAGTTGTCTGCAGATAATACATTGGGTACACCGTCTCCTGCGTCACCTTTAAGAATATGTTCTTTTAGGTATTTATCAGGATCATCATTTCGAATCCAACGTTTACGGACTGGGTCATATTGTCCAACGTTCGCATAACAGTGCAATTGGATATAGTCCTTGTCTCCTGATAGGATCAAGAACTTCTCTCCACCTGTGTTGAGGGTAGTCCCATTGTCGTGTACGATAGTCGCAATGATATCATCTGCTTCAACACGATCAACGTTAACTACTTTGTAGGGGAAAGACTCATCAATCTCATCACGGATCTTGTGAACTACTGTGAACAGTTCGTTCCAATCAATATCAGACTCACTCCGAGACTTCTTACGGTTAGCTTTGTAATAGGGGAAGATGTCTTTGCGCCATACATTCTTACTATCACAACAGATTACGATTTCACCCCATTCTTCTGTGAACTTCTTACGGTTCGCACGAAGGGAGTTAAGGAACATGTGACGAATCATATTTTCGTCAATCTCTACATTGTGCCCGCCTGCATTCGCAAAAAATGAGGCGAGCATTACTTGGTTAAAATCTACTAAGATTGCCATTTTTAAGTTTCCAACAAATTTACATTATGTACAGTGTACTACACCGTACAACAAATGTCAAGTGTTATTTTTGGGCCTCCTGAACGATTAGTGAAAGAACTTGGTTCCACACATTTGTGAAAGACTCGATACTATTACGTGCAAGGTTGTAACGATCCGAATATGTGAAACGGTTGAAGTAATTCGGATTCTCTTTTTGTACATTAAGAACCTGTGCAGCAATACTAAATGCATAGTTCGCATGTTGTGTCTTGTCTTCGGTATACTCATACACGATTGTTGCGTTCGCTGCCGTTTCTGTCAATGCACCATAGTTGGGGTGGATAACAATAACTTGGTTTTTGATTGCTTCAATCATTGCAATACACGATGTCTCTTTCCAGATATTCGGATAGAGAAAGATGTGAGACTTCTTCAATGCTTCTTGCACAACATCGTTGGGTTGCCAACCATGATAAGTCATGTGAGAATGATCTTCTATCTTCTTAAAAAGATCACGGTATGGTTCGTCTCTTTGTTCCCATCCGTAGATACCAAATGACGAATATACATCCAAGTGAATATTATCGAAAGACTTAGTAAGAGCATCAAAGATAGGAACAAGGAGCTCAAGACCACGATGGGGAGTAGTATGGTAAATAAAACGAATTGTATCAACGTCTTTATTAACTGGATCATATTGGGTCTCCACTGCATTGTAGATTACTGTTGTCTTTGAATAGGGGATATTGAAACGTGTGATGAACTGATCACGTTGCCATGCAGATACGAATACAAAGTGATCGAACTTTTCCCACCCTCCATTCGCAAGAACATTATTCTCTGGATCTTCTGCAAGATCATGACAGTAAAGGATGTTGGGTACATCCTCAAACAACTGTCGTGGACGTGAGAAGTGGATCGCTACTTGATCCAGCCATTGTTTATCCACATTTTTGATTACACGTTCACGCATCATTTCTGTACCACCAAACGAATTAGCGGATACCTCAGATTCGATAACTTGACCTTTGTATAGACAACTCATAATTTTTTCCTTTTAATAATCTATTTTACTGTTGTTGAAGATTTCATCTAAACTCATATTTCTGCCTTCATTTTCCCACCACGCACGAATAGTGTGATATGATCTCACAGACGCATCCACCTGAGATCCCTTTTGAAAAATGTTTGCAGAATTAAACTGTGTTACGTTGTGATTGAAAAGAGGGAAGGTGAAGATTCTTCCAAATCCCCACAAGACTGCGTTCTCTAAAGATAACATTGCACCCACTGGCATCCTATAGTGTATTGTATCATCTCCTTGATTGAAGTAGAACTTCACTAGTTTGGTTGCATACTTCCTACGTAACACGTAACACTGTAGACCATGATCCTGTTGTTCACGTTTACGTGGAACCATCACAGGGTGACTTTCATGTACAAGTC